GTCGGCGGCGATCCGGGTCAGGATGACCGACTCGCTGACGCTCTCGAAAAACTCGCGTCGATCTGACGCTGCGCCGAGGTGGGCGACGCCTAGGCGGCCGGACCGTGAGTCGCACGGGCGGCGGGTTGCGAAGGTCGCCGACCTGTTGGGTGTGCCGTTGATGCCGTGGCAGCGTGACGTTGTCGATGTCGGCCTCGAGGTCGATCCGGCGACGGGCCGGGTCGCATATCGTGAGTTGATCGTGACGGTGATGCGCCAGAACGGCAAAACTGTTTTGGTTCTGTCGGTTGAGGTCGACCGGTGCGTTTCGCCGTCGTGGGGTGGCCCGCAGCGTGTCGTCTATTCGGCGCAGACCGGTTGGGATGCGCGGCGGAAGCTGCTCGAGGATCATGTGCCGATGTTGGAGATGTCTCCGCTCTCTGGCGCTTTGGGCCGGGTGTTGCGTGGCGCCGGGAATGAGGCTGTGGTGTGGTCGAATCACAGTCGGATCGAGCTGATGCCGTCCGGTCCGGCTGCCGGTCATGGCCGCACGAACGATCTTGCTGTGGCCGATGAGGCTTTCGACGACGAGGATGATCGCCGGGAGCAGGCGCTGCTTCCGTCGATGGTGACGAGGCCGGATGCGCAGTTGATGGTTGTGTCGACTGCGGGCGACGACCGGTCGTTGTGGCTGCGGTCGAAGGTCGAGGCGGGCCGGGCTGCGGCCGCCCGGAATGTGGGGCGTGGCATCTGCTATGTCGAATATTCGATTCCGGATGGCGACGATGTCGACGACCCGGAGGTTTGGTGGGCGCACATGCCTGCTTTGGGTTGGACGATCGGCGAGGATGTTGTTGCTCATGCCCGTCAGACGATGTCGGATCAGGCGTTTAGGAGGTCGTTCGGAAACCAGTGGGTTTCGGCCGGTGAGCGGGTTATCCCGGCCGAGTTTTGGGGGCGGGTCTGTTCCGACGATGCTGCACCGTCGGGCCGGTTGACGTTCGGGGTGGACGTTTCGGCCGACCGGACGAAAGCGGCGATTGCCGCCTGTGGGGGCGGGACGGTCGAATTGTTGGAATATGGTGATGGTGTCGGGTGGGTGGTCGACCGGTGCCGCCAGTTGCACGAGCGTTGGGGTGGCCGGTTTGTGTTCGACGGGTCGGGTCCTGGCGACGGCGCCGCTGTCGAGCTTCGTGCCCTGTTGGGTGGGCGGACGGTCGAGTCTTTTACGCCACGTCAGGTAGCTGTCGCCTGTGGCCGGTTTTACGATGCTGTCGTCGACGCCACTTTGCAGGTGCGCCGGTCGGCGGCGCTTGATGTTGCGGTGGATGGTCTGGCGAAACGGACTGTGGGTGACCGCTGGTTGTGGTCGAGGTCGGCTTCGACCGGTGATGTGTCGCCGCTGATCGCTGCGACGTTGGCCCATGTCGCCGAAACCGTTTCGGTGAGTCTCCACATATGAAAGCTGTGGTGTTGGCGGTTGAGCTGGTGGGGCTCGCCGCGATCGTGTGCGGTGTGCTGCTGTGGTCGCTACCGGCCGCGTTGATTGTTGCCGGTGTCGGGCTACTCGTCGCCGCTTGGCGTCTGGACGAAGGACAAACTTGAGCATTTTGGGTGCGGCCGTCCGTGCGGCGTCCCGATCATTTGAATCGCCTGAACGGCCGCTGTCGGCTTCGACTTTGGCGGCCGAGTTCGGCGGCGATGTTGCGTCCGGCATGTCGGTGACGGAACATTCGTCGTTGGGGATTGTTGCGGTGTGGCGTTCGGTGAATTTGATCGCCGGTGCGGTCGCATCGTTGCCGTTCCATGTGTTTCGCAGCTCCGACAAGGGCCGCATCACGTCTTTGGACGCCGTGGAGGACCCACACCCGGATTTGACGCCATATGAGCTACGTGAGCTGCAAATGGTGCACCTTTTGCTGTGGGGAAACAGTTTTTCGTGGATTTTGCGGGACGGGCGGCAGCTTCCACGGTGGGTTGTGCCGATACATCCGTCGCTGGTGCGGGTGGAACGTGTGGCGGTTCCGGCCGGGCCGATGTTTCCGACTGGGACAAGGCCACGATATTGGGTTCGGGACGAGAAGGCCGGGGTCGAGTCCGCCCATTTCGGCGGCGACATTCTGCACATTCCGGCGTTGGGGACCGACGGTGTTGCGGGTCTGTCGCCGATTAGGACTGCACGCCAGACGTTGGGTTTGGCGCAGGTCGCTGAAGCGTACGGTGCGCAACTGTTCGGCCGTGGGACCCGTATCGACGGTGTGTTGTCGGCCGATGAGCCGGTGTCGAAGGACGAGGCTGCGCAGATTCAGCAGCGGTGGATGAACGCACATTCCGGCCTTGAGAACGCCTACCGGATTCCGGTTTTGGGCGGCGGTTTGAAGTTCGAGCCGGTCGCTATCCCGCCGGACGACGCACAGTTCATCGAGTGTGTTGTGCCGGGGACGTTGTTTACGATGGCCGACGGCACGCGACGTGCTGTCGAAGATATCCGGCCGGGGGATCGTGTTGCTTCGTGGGACGACGACGGGAAGTTGTGTGGCGGTACCGTCCGTGCGGTCGGTGCACCTAGGCGTAAGGCGTTGGTGCGGGTAAGGACGGCGCGGGGCCGCGAGCTGGTGGCTTCGGCGGATCATCCGCTACTGGCTAGGCGGCGGATGCGTACCCGAGGCGGACGGTACGACAGTACGCCGCCGGCATGGGTGCAGGCCGCGTCGCTCGAACCTGGCAATTACGTCAGGGTTGCACTCGGTGCAGCAGAACCGAGCGGCAACGGTGCTATCAGTTGCGATCAGGCGTATTTCCTCGGGGCGATGGCCGGCGATGGCCATATTCGCAGCGGTTCTTGCGGTTTCACGTCGTTCGATGTCGGTGTCACTGTTCGTATGCGGCAGGCGTTGCGTGCGATGGGCGGCGATCTTCACGAAACGCAACCCGGACAGTTTTCGGTCGTCACAGGCGGTCGAGGGCGGGCAGGGTCTGCGACCCGGCGACTTCTCACCGAGAGCGGGCTGGTCGGCACGCATTCCTGTTCGAAGTTTGTGCCGGAAACTGTGGTGGCTGCCGGGTCGGTAGCGTGGCGTGGGTTTCTCTCGGGTCTGATCGACGCCGACGGTTGCGTTCATGATCCGAGCAGCGAGACGCAGCAGCCAGGCCTTTCGATGACTTCGACGAGTTTGGCGCTGTTGGAGGGGTGTCAGCACCTGCTTGCGCTGCTTGGTGTGCAGTCGGCGATCTATGACCGTGAGGGGTCCGGCAGGCGTGAAGTTATGGGTGTGATGTGTGACGCCCGTCGATCCTGGCAGTTGCATATCACCGGCGTGATGATGTTGAGACGTGCGGCGATCGAACTCGATTTGTCGCACACCGCGAAACGGGATCGGCTAGCGATGGCGCTCGGGCAGGCGCCATCGAGGTACCGGCCGGACAATTGGGAATATGACCGGGTCGTCGAAGTGGAAAATATGCCCGACGGCGACACGATCGGCGTGGAGGTGGACGAATGCCACACGCATGTCACTGCTGGTCTTGTGACACACAACTCGCGTCAGTTTTCGATCAGTGAGATTGCTCGCATGTTCGGTCTACCGCCGCATCTGTTGGCGGACGTGCAGAAGTCGACTTCGTGGGGGCAGGGGATCGAGCAGCAGCAGATTGCGCTGATCCAATATACGTTGCGTCCTTGGCTGTCTCGGATTGAGGCCCGTTGGAATCGGGATGTGGTGTCTGCGTTGCGGCGGTCTGCTTATGCCGAGTTTGTGGTTGATGGTCTGTTGCGGGGCGATATCAAGAGTCGCCATGAGGCGTTGGGGCGTTCGATCGGTGCGCCGTGGATGACGGTGAATGAGGGCCGCAAGCTCGAGAATTTGGAGCCGGTCGATGGCGGCGATGAGGTGTTGCAGCCGTTGAACATGGCGTCCGGCGACGACGATGTATCGCCGCCTGCCGAAACACCACCACCAGTGGAGGAAGAAGTATCTGATGACGACGAAACCGAGGGATAGGACGGACCGGTTTTACCGGGCGGCGACGCTTGATGCGGTGGCGTTGCGGCAAAGCGCCGACGGCGACGGGTCGATCGGGTTCACCGGCCATGCGGCCGTGTTCGACGAGCGGACGTTGATCGGCACCGAACAGTTCGGTTTCTGGGAGGAAATTGCGCCGGGCGCGTTCCGGAAAACGTTGAAAGAGGCCGATGTCCGGTTTTTGGTGAACCACAATCCGGATGCAGTGTTGGCTCGTAATAGGGCGGGGACTTTGCGTCTCGCCGAGGACGATGTTGGGCTGTCGGTTGATGCCGATTTGGCGCCGACGCAGACCGGACGCGATTTGGCGACGCTGCTGGAGCGGGGCGACGTAACCCAGATGTCGTTTGCGTTTCGTGTTGTGAAAGAGGATGTTGTCGGCTCCGAGGACGATCTTCCGGTGTTCAGGGTCGGCGAGGTGGAGCTGTTCGACGTGTCGGCGGTCACCTATCCGGCGTACGAGTCGACCGATGCTGCGTTGCGGGCACGGATGGCCGGCCACGAAACGATCGAGCCGCAACAACAGTCCACCACTGCCGCCACTTGGCGGATTTTGTCAGAACAACGTCGGCGCCACCTACGGCTGCTGAAAACGAGAGGAACAAAACGATGACTATCGGTCGTCTGAACGACTTCTACGCCGAACGTGCTTCGGTGTGGGACCAGATGAAAACGTTGAACGAGGTGACCGTCACCGAACAGCGTGAGTTGTCCGCCGAGGAGTCTCAGAGTTGGGACCGTATGGAGGCGGACCTTGCCCGGTGTGAGCGTGAGATCGGCCGTCTCGAGCAGATGGATGAGCGGGCTCGTCGTCTTGACGGTCCCGCCGTCGCCACAGCCGCCGACGGTGGCGAGGTCGACGGCGATGAGCTGGCGGCTCGCACCTTCGACCACTATCTCCGGCACGGCATCGGCAATATGCCTGCCGAGCTGCGGACCGTCGCCGAAACCCAGATGCGGGCCCAAGGTGAGCTCACCGGCGCCGCCGGCGGGTTCCTGGTCCCTGAGGGGTTCAGGGCGAAACTGATCGAGTCGATGAGTTTCTTTGGCGGGATGCTGAACGAGGGTGAGACGCTCACGACAGCGACCGGTAACGACCTGCCCTATCCCACAAACGACGACACGGCCAACGTCGGGTCGATCCTGGCCGAGAACACGACGGTGTCCGAGACGGATCTGTCGTTCGGGCAGAAGACCCTCAATGCGTACACCTACTCGTCCGATTTGGTGCGTGTGTCGTTTCAACTGTTGCGGGACGCTGCGGTTGACATCGACTCGATGCTTCCCCGCAAGCTCGGCGAACGTCTCGGCCGCATCCTGAATACGCATTTCACGACCGGCGACAATTCGTCGAAACCGCAAGGGATCGTGCCCGGCATCACCATCGGAGCGACGACAGCGTCGACGAACGCTGTCACCTATGGCGAACTGGTCGACACTGTCCATTCGGTCGATGTGGCCTACCGGTCGCTGCCTGATGTGTGTTGGATGATGCATGACCTTACGGTCGCCGCGATCCGGAAGCTGTCCGGGACGGAGGGGCAGCCGTTGTGGCAGCCGTCGGTGCAGGCGGGCCAGCCCGAC